TCTTAATAACCTCATTGAAGAGGCATTTGAGAGAACAGGTACGGAATTGCGTACGGGTTACGATATGCGCACCGCTCGTAGGTCTTTGAATCTATTGACAATTGAATGGGCTAACCGTGGTATTAACCTGTGGACAATTGAGCAAGGTCAGATTTTGTTCACTACAGGACAAGGCTTATACCCAATGCCTGTAGATACTATTGATATCCTAGATGCGGTGATACGTCAGAATAACGGTGTTGCAAGTAATCAAGTTGACATTAATATTAGTCGTATTTCAGAGTCTACTTGGGCAACAATCCCTAATAAGTTAACCACTGGGCGTCCTATTCAGATGTGGTTTAATCGCCAGTCTGGTCAGTCCAATACGTCTTTAGCAACATTAGCCAGTACGGTTACATCTACAGTTACAACTATTCCCGTTTCTAATGCTAGTTACTTAGCAACCACAGGCTTTATTAAAATTGACTCTGAAGTCATGAGTTACTCCAATGTAACGGGTAATAACTTAATTAATGTAAATCGTGGACAAAACGGCACGACTGCTGCGGCACACACTGCTGCTGCGGTGATTACAGTTCAAAACTTACCTGCTGTAAATGTCTGGCCCACACCTGATGCAGGAGGTGGTCCGTATACCTTTGTTTATTGGAGACTGCGTAGAGTCCAAGATGCTGGTACAAATGGCACGATAGAACCTGATATCCCATTTAGACTACTGCCTTGCATGGTGGCTGGATTGGCTTTCTACATGGCTCAGAAACTACCTGATGGACAATCCAAGTTACAGTTTTTAAAGCAAGAATACGAGGAGCAGTGGCTCATGGCTTCTACGGAGGACAGAGAAAAAGCCGCTTCTAGGTTTGTTCCTAGGACAACCTTCTATGCCTAATAAATTTAGTAGTGGCAAATTTGCGATTGCCGAATGTGACCGATGTGGTCAAAGATATAAACTTAAACAGCTAAAAAAGTTAGTTGTTAAGCAGCAAATAAAGAATATTTTGGTATGCCCTAGTTGTTGGGAACCAGATCAGCCACAGTTATCGTTGGGTATGTATCCAGTTGATGACCCACAGGCTGTTCGGAATCCGAGACCCGATGTAAGCTATCAAGTATCTGGAAATAGCGGTTTGCAGATTAACGGAACCAACGATACTTCGATTTACGGTGTTGGTTTCCCAGAAGGTGGTAGTAGAATATTTCAATGGGGCTGGAACCCTGTTGGGGGGTCACAAAATGATGGTTTAACCCCAAACAATTTGGCACCAGAAGGTCAGGTAGGTAGCGTAACAGTAACAATAACTTAGGAGCAGACATGAAACACGAAGACGTTAAGAAGGACAAACCAATGATGGAAAACGTTGCTAAGAAAGCCGTCAAAGGTCACGAGAAGCGGATGCACGGCATGAAGGCTGGCGGTGTAACGACTATGGACATGAAGAAGATGGGTCGTAACCTAGCTCGTGTTGCCAACCAAGGTATGCGGAAAACCGCAGGTAGGGGTCGATAATGCCTAAATTCTCTAAAAAAGTAATGGGTAAGGAAGTCGGAGATGCTAAAGTCTATGCTCCTCCCCACACAATGGACGGCAAGCCGTTAAAGATTAAAGAAACTACGGGCGCTCAAGAAATGGCTAATATGAACATTTCAGTTGACGGTATTAGCAAAGGTAACGGTAGACCCGTAAACCAATACGGCAAGATTGAGATGCGTGGTGCTGGTGCAGCAGCTAAAGGTCGTATGTCTAGCGGGAAAATGGGATGAATTACACGCAGCTAACTACTGCTATTAAAGGCTTTGCTGAGAACGACTTCCCAGCGACAGTCGGGTCGTTTACGTCTGCCGAGCAGATTGCTCGTTTTGTTCAGTTGGCGGAGCAGCGCATCTATAACATGGTGCAGTTACCTGCTATCCGTAAGAACGTTACGGGTACTATGACTATAGGAAATAAGTACTTAACGACTCCTTCAGACTGGTTATCTACCTTTAGTCTTGCGGTAATTAATGCGGGGAATGAGTATAAATACCTGCTTAATAAAGATGTTAACTTTATCCGTGAGTCTTTTCCAGATACAGACGCTGCATTCTACGGTGAACCTCAGTATTACGCTGTTTTTGACGACAATACCTTTATTCTAGGACCTACCCCAGACGCTACTTACAATTCAGAGCTTCATTACTTTTATTACCCAACATCAATTGTGACGGCAGGTACAACATGGCTTGGAACAAACTTTGACTCTGCGCTCCTCTATGGGTCTTTATTAGAAGCAGCTTTATTTATGAAAACAGACGCTGATACCATGACAATGTATAAAGCTCGTTATGACGATGCAATGGCAGAACTTAAACAATTAGGCGATGGTAAAAACCGTCAAGATGCCTACAGAAGCGGACAAGCGAGGTATCCAGTAAGATGATTAGCGTACAAGGATTAGGTGAATCCAATGGGATTCAAGTATTTACAAAAGACCACGGTGGCTTTACTCCAGAGGAAGTTGCTGAACGGGCATTAGATAAAATCATTCAGGTAGGGGATCAATCTCATCCTTTGGTTCGAGAGCAGGCGACTGTTTTTCGTAGCCATATTCGGGAAGTTCTGGTCTTTTACATGAATGAGGTAGTAAAATTTGATCGTGTAACACTAGCTTACAAGCTAAGGGAAGCTGGTCATCCCGAATTAATTAAACTTTTAGAGGAGTAAATCATGGCAATTACCCAAGCAATGTGTACCAGCTTCAAAGTACAGTTAATGACAGCAACACACAACTTTACGGCAAGCACAGGTAACGTTTTTAAACTGGCTTTGTATACTAGCGCAGCGTCACTTGATGCGACTACTACAGCTTATACATCTTCTAACGAAACAAGTGGCACGGGTTATACAGCAGGTGGTGGGACGTTAACCAATATAACCCCAACATTTGGCGGTACGACTGCGTTTACCGATTTTGTTGACTTATCGTTTTTAACTGCAACTATTACTGCACGTGGCGCATTAATCTATAACGATACTGCAGCGACTGATCCTTCTGTTTGCGTATTAGACTTTGGCACTGATAAAACATCTACTGCTGGTACGTTTACGATTGTGTTTCCAACAGCAGACGCAACCAACGCAATTATCCGCATAGCTTAGGTTAATGCGGTGTGGCTAATGTATCTGTTTCTTTAGAAGGCTATGGTCTTGATGGGTGGGGTAACGCACCTTGGGGATTTGGAAGCACTTCGTTTGTAGGAACTGGAGCTGTAGGAACAGTAGTAGTAGCAGAGAATACTAGCGTTAATCTTACAGGGGTATCTGGTACAGGGCAGTTAGGCAGTACAACAGTATCTGGAACGGCAAATGTAGATGTAACTGGTGTAGCTGGTACAGGACAGATAGGTCAGGCACAAAAGCAAGACAACGTAGAAGTTTACCTTTCGGGATGGGGTTACGATGGCTGGGGTATTACGGCTTGGGGCACAGGTGCAGGATTAGAGGGCACTGGGTCTATAGGATCAGTTAGCACAGTAATAGATGTTAATTTTAGTGTTACAGGAGTATCAGGTACAGTATCACTAGGAAGTGTCGATGTAAATGCAGCGGCAAACGTTCCAGTAACAGGATTAGTAGCTACAGGTGATGTAGGCGGAGTTCAGGTTACAGGCACAGGCGTAATCAATGTAACAGGTGTTAGTGGTACTGGACAGTTAGGTCAGGCAGGGGTTCAAGAAGGCACTGATGTTTCTGTTACAGGTGTTTCTGGCACAGGAAATGTAGGCTCAGTTCAAGTTACAGGCACAGCAGTAGTTTCAGTAACGGGAGTATCTGGCACAGTTGGTCAAGGAAGCGTAACAGTAGATTTAGTAATTAATGTTCCAGTAACAGGGTTTCAGGTAACTGGAAGTGTTGGATCAGTTGTAGTAACAGGTACAGGTGTAATAAATTTAACGGGTGTACAGTCAGTAGGGCAGGTTGGAACGGTATCTTTCTGGTTAGATATTGATACTAGTCAGACCCCAAATTGGGTTGAAATAGCAGCATAAAACGGATATTATTTAGGTAAGGACAAATTATGGCATCGACATATAGTGATCTTAAAATAGAGCTGATTGGTACAGGTGACCAGACAGGTGCATGGGGAACCACGACCAACAACAATTTTTCTGTTGCAATTAGTGAGGCAATCACAGGATCTGCAGATGTCGCCTTTACTAGTGCGGACCAGACCGTTTTTC